AGAGTACATTCAGTGCGTTGCTTCCCTAATATCTTACTGAGTGTTGGCGAGTCAATCCAACTAAAGATACTCTTTTATAAAAAGCTTAGAAATTTGACCGCAGATCGTTTTTTGACCTTTAGAGAATCTGATTGGAATCTCTTTATCTGTGATCTGGTCAGCGAATTTGTGCATTAGAAAATTAATGAGGAAATGGAGAACAAGAATGAAGCCTAAAAAATATCCGTACACAGGGAGCAAAATAAAGAAAGTGACTACAACAGGAATAGGAGCTCGAGAGCTTGTGGTTTTTCCTAACGTAGCTTTTAGAAAAGACTTACTCAAACACATTTTTTCAGTCGTCAAAATCCATGACAACACTACAATCATTTACTTCAGAATTCCAAAAGTATTCGGATACGAGGAGGAAAGAGCAAAAGTACATCTAAGCTATGAAAAGACGATGAGGATACTCAATAACTACTAAAAAAAGCCAAGGCACTCTCTGCCTCAGCTAATAGTAATATCGCAAAGACTATTATACCATAAAGGAGACAGAGAGTGAACAAGGCTAAAGAGCTCTTGAATGAGCTACAAAATCTTGATATGGATATTCAAAGCCGCATAGACGAAATCAAAGAACTTGAGGCTGGTTTGCTCTCAAGTCCTAAATGGACTGATGTCAAAGTTCAAGGCGGACAAGCTAAAAAAGTTGATGACGTCTATACTCAGCTTGTCGTGATGAAAGAGGCTATAGAACAGGATACTAAAGAGGTTATTAACAGGAAACTTGAATTAGGTAGAATGATCAACAGGCTTAAAAATCCAAAGTACAGGGCAATCCTGAGAATGACATATATTACTAAAACGTATATCGAGGATATTTGTGATAAGTTATCAATCAGCAAGAGCTCGTATTACAGCATGCGTAAGGTTGCTATTGAAGAGCTGGAGGTAATTTTGGAATAATTTGGAATTTCTTGAGTTATCTTGAGAATACTTTGAGAATATGTGTTAATCAAAACAATCTTGATGTGCACTGTAACGATAATCTGTTAGAATGGTAGTATCAAGAATTAAAGCAAAGGCACCTTAGGCAACGACCTAGAAAAGCTTCTGAAAAACTGCTGGCTTGGGTTACCAGTGGCGATAGAGTAGGATGTTTTAATATCGCAAAAAAGACTACAAAAAATAAAAAAGAAAAAAGTAATTTCTAATTAACACCGCAAGTCTGTAGTCTGCTTGCACCAAGTCACTCTTTGAGTGGCTTTTTATTTTGTCGGAAAGGAGGTAGTCCGGTGAGTGGATAAATTAACCCCAAAACAAGAGCTATTTGTCCAAGGGATAATCTCCGGGCTATCTCAAAGACAAGCGTATAGACAGGCTTTTTCAACTTCTAAAAAGTGGAAAGATAGCACGGTCGATGTTAAAGCAAGCGAGCTTCTTCAAAATGGTAAGGTTTTGGTAAGGTATCGTGAGCTGCTCAAACAGTTCTCTAATATGTCCTTATGGTCCAGAGAGCAGGCTTTCAATGAGTATGAATGGCTCAAGAACAAGGCAAGAGCTAGTATTGAACAAGACGGGATAAGACAAGCGAACTCCAACGCATTTCTTTCAGCTTTGGACGGCATGAATAATATGGCTTGGAAGGACTTTGAATTGACTGATGAGAAAATCAGACAAGAGATTGAATTGCTCAAGATCAAGATTGAAAGCAATCAAGGCTCCAAGTCTGATACTACTCTCATGGAAGCTCTGTTGAATGCCGTGAAGGGTGGTGATGAGGTTGAAGATTGATTTTTCAAACAAACAACTCAACATCATTCGTAGACCGTTCAACTATGAGCTTGAAGTCAACGAGGGCACGCCTCGAAGTGGTAAGACAACCGCTGGTCACTTCAGATACGCAAGATATTTGATTGAGTCACCAGACGAGAACCATCTTATAGCTGCATACAACCAAGAGCAAGCCTACCGTCTATTTATCGATGGCGACGGTACAGGTCTGATGCACATCTTTGATGGCAATTGCAAAATCAAGCATGATGAGCACGGAGACCATCTCTTGATCGATACACCGAACGGCACTAAGCGTGTCTATTATAAAGGGGGCGGTAAAGCAAACAGCGTAGGTGCTATCACTGGTATGTCTTTAGGCTCAGTGGTCTTTTGTGAAATCAATCTACTGAACATGGATTTTATCCAGGAAGCATTCAGACGGACGTGGGCTGCTAAACTACGCTATCATCTAGCTGACCTGAACCCTCCAGCACCACAACATCCAGTTATTAAGGATGTCTTTGACGTCCAAAATACACGCTGGACGCATTGGACCATGGATGACAATCCCATTCTGTCAGAAGAGCGCAAGCAATCTATTATTCAATCGCTGAAGAAGAATCCTTATCTCTACAAGAGAGACGTGCTTGGTCAGCGTGTCATGCCTCAGGGCGTTATTTACGGGCTTTTTGACCTTGAAAAGAACATCAAGGATAACTTGGTAGGCGAACCTATAGAAATGTATTTCAATGGCGATGGCGGACAATCTGACGCCACCTCAATGTCTTGTAACATCGTTACTAAGCATAGAAAGGACAACAAGACTTTCTTTAGGCTCAATCGTGTAGCTCATTACTATCACAGCGGAGCTGAAACTGGCCAAGTCAAGGCTATGTCCACCTATGCAGTCGAGCTTCGAGCATTTATTCAGTGGTGCGTGAGCAAGTATCAAATGCGCTATACCGATGTCTGGATTGACCCAGCATGTAGATCCTTACGAGAGGAATTGCATAAGCTAGGAATTCAGACAAGGGGAGCCTTGAACAACGCCCATGACGTTAGCAGCAAGGCAAAAGGTATTGAGGTAGGGATTGAGCGTGGCCAGAATATCATTTCGTCAGGTCAGTTCTTGCTTATCAATCACCAAGAAGAAGAGTATGACCATTACTATTTCTTGAAAGAGATTGGTTTATATAGCCGAGACGATAACGGACGACCGATTGATAAAGATAACCACGCAATGGACGAATTCAGATATAGTGTGAACGTATTCTATAAGCGTTACGCTAATTTTTAGCAATAAGGAGCCGATAAATGGGCATTATTCAATTTGTCAAAAATCTATTGAAGAGAGGACAGTACGCAATGACTACAGAAAGTCTGACAAGTATCACAGACCATCCTAAAATCGCAGTGACAAGCGCAGAGTATCGTCGAATCAATGAGAATCTAAGATACTATCAGAGCAACATTGAGAAGATAACATATACGAATTCGGACGGCATCAAGAAGCAAAGAGAAGCGACTCATTTGCCAATCGCTC